AATTTCTCAACATCATCTCTAAGGATTTTTACATCCTCTTGTAATCTTTTGATGTTAACGCCATTGTTCATCATATCCTCCATACTTTTTTGTATGGCTTCCACTTGGCCTGCAATATGCTCAATCAACATAAATTGCTCCGAATCAGCGGGCAAACTTCCCATTTCCCCTCTTGGCCATTTGATTCTAAATTCTGTATTCTTTTCTAAATCAGCACCTATTGTTTCTATTGCTTGGTTTAAATCTTTTTCTGCTAGTGTGCTTTTAGTTTCTAACATGGTAATACGCTCTAACACTCCGAAGTAAGCCCACACTCCGACAGCCACGGCGGCCACTATGGATATTAGGTTCCTCATTGGCATGCTAATAGCGGTATTGTCTGATATATCTAATCTATTTTTCATCTTTGTCCTCTAAATCACCTTCGTAATACTCTTTATATTTATCTAATAAATCATTTGTAATCTTCAATTGATTCCTAATTTGTGCAAAATTCTTTGCCAGAAGTTCAAAATCTTTGTCTGTAAGACCCCATAGTACAGGATCAATGCCTTGCTCCTCTAGTTTTTTAAACACTTCCTCAGCGTTCTCACTAGTGATAATAATCCATCTTAAATTCTCTAATTCAAGTGGTGTGGGCTTGTTCAAATTGAGTTTTTCTCTAGGAACTTCTTTCTTAAATATCTCTAATTGTTTTACACCCGAACAACTAGTAAGGGACGTAAGAAGGATTAGCGATACTAGGACACTCACTATTAATTTCAGACTTCTTTGTAGCATTCTTTTCTTTTTCTGTTAATGGCGAACCACTTGCGATCTCTATACATCTCGTAGCAAGTGCTGACGCACCGTTTGTAATTCTTTCAATAGACTTTGTTTTAGCAATTGCAAGTTTGCCTACATCTCTATTCTTCTTGTTAAATCTTTTATCTAAATCTTCTAGGTCTTTCTTTAATAAACCAACTAACTCATTCATCTTTTTGTTAGCGTTTAGTATTTCTTCAAAATCTTTTTTCTGACTAGTGATAAGTTCTTGTTGTTCAGCGACTGCTGATTCTAATTTGATTTGATTTGCTTTTAATATAGCATTATCTGATCTTAACTTCATCACGTAAATGCCAGCGCCGATAACGGCGCTAGCAAGGATTCCAATAAAAAATAATCTAATTGATAACATAGTTATTAATTTCCAAGAGGCACCTCTTTACGCCAGATTGACCAAACGCCCCAAGCGATAGCTGCCCATGCAGCTAACTTAACAAATGGGCCTCCTAAGATTACTAAAACGCCTAGTGCAATTAAACTAGCACCAGACCATGTTGAGATTTCTCTACATCTCATTTTTAACCAATTAAACATAAGTTACTCCTTATTATTTGATTTTTGAGTTTCTTTTTCTATGACCATTCCAGGCAACAAAGCCACCTAGTCTTAAAGACCAGTATGCTAAATAGTTCATAAAATAGAAACCGTTAACTTCAATATTAATATCTCTAAAGATTTGATCTGCTTTCTTTTGATCTACTAATAGAAGTTGGCCTTTCTTATCTGCTGGTTTGCAAGCAGCATACTTGTACATATAATCATGTACAAGACCACCAATTAGTAACACGCCAACTGGTGAGAAAAACGTTCTTAAAAATTTAGGTATACTAGCACCATCAAATGAAAATCCTTTTGGGATTACATAGTTAGCGCCATCTATTGTATATTTAAAATCTTTAAGTATAACCCAATTTCTAGTACCTAACAACCACATGATAATACCTTTCCAAAAGCCTTTGCCTTTAGTTTTTATAGGTATAGGTTGTAGATGTGGTAATTCGTCATACGAAAATTTAAGATTGCTAGTCTTTCTTTTATCTAGTATGTTTATAGCAAATCCTATTATTACAAATAAGATAAGTAATGACCATTGCCAAAACTTCATTGCTAATGTGATTAGTAATTCCATATTACTTCTTCTCCTTCTTTTTACTTGCTGTGACCATAGGTTTAATTGTTCCCAACCCAGGTCCTTTTGCTGTTGCTGTTAGTTGAGGCATTGTTACAGCATATCTTTTGTTTGGGAAAAACTGAGCACCACCTAACGAGGCTTGAGGTTTTAATGTGCTACTAGGTCCGATAGCGAACCCTCTCATATATTCTCTTAACTCTTTGTAAGTTCTCATATGTACTTTGATAATAATTCTGAAGCAACTTTGTTTCTAAAGTCCTCTGAAACTGTAGATTTTATTTGACTATCTACAACATATCTAAATGCTGTCATAGCAAATTCTTCAGTATATGTACCTTTTTCTTTTTTTGATTTGATATTGTTTACTATAGGTTTAATTTGATTTTCTTCTATGTCTTGGTTAGACTCAATCTTATTAATTAAATTTTCTACTTCAACTTTATCATAGTCTTCACGTCTTAATAGACTAGTTACATCTTTTTTCTTTTTCTTTACATGTACACCAGGTTCTACTGCTGGTGGCATTGCAAGATTTGATCCATCGCCTACTGCATTAGCAGGTGCGTCTTCTTTTACAGGCATACCTTTTTTAACCATACGTGATAATGCAAGACCAGATATAAAAGGTATCTTCTTTCTTCTTAAAGCGTCTAGCGCTCTATCAGGTATTCTGTCAAATATTTTTCTTAATTTATTTGCTTGATCTGTTGAGATTGTTTTATCTTTTAGTCCTGCATATTGTCTTGCCAACATGTCTATTTGACTATCAGAAAATTCTTTAAAGGTTTTCATTAAAATTTTACCCTCTCTATGTTGTCCTCTGATACTATAATTTGTTTTTTAGTATCTTCATTTATAACATGATATAGGTTTACGCCGAATAGATTATCAAAAGGTTTCTGATTTTCAGTTGTATATACTACATCACCTACATCAGCAGTTTGTTCACCATTTAAATCTTCTAATCTGTCAATCATTATAAATTTACCTTCTGGTAAAAAATCAAAACCTACAGACTCTTTTAAATCATCATCATAAGCAACCAAGTCGTTTTCAATAAGATGTTTATACAAACCTCTTTCTAATTCTACAGCGTTAATATCTTTATTCTCTTTTAACAATAGTGCCAAAGCAGTTGCGTATGAGGCAAACTTTGATTTACCACCAGGTAATAACCCTAGTAGTCTTTTCAAATTGAATACAAATCTGTGTAGTATAGTATAAGAATCTTTTTCTTTTGCTGATTTCAAAGTTTTAGCTTTTCTTAATACTTTACCATTGTCATCAATTATACCCAACTTATAAGCGTCATGTTGTTTCCAAGGAGTAACTAACATTTTAATTACTCTATAAGTTATTAATAAATCTATTGCTCTTCCCATTATAATTTCTCCAAACTTGATAACAAAGTTTTATTTACTTTCACATTTGGCAACTCGTCTTCACTTACTACATTTAAATATTGTAAGAAAGTCTTTAGTACAGACCAATACTCTCTTTCAATCTTAAATAATAATAACGTAGCCGCAGCCTCATTACCAAAAACATTTGTCAATACTATAATATGATTTAATACTAATCTAGTTTTCAGTTCACCTGTGGTTTTGTATTTACGAAATAGACGTTTAAGATATTTAAATCTTTTCACATCTTCATAAAACTCCTGTTCACTATCTAAATTAGGAACATTATAGTTTTTTATGGCGTAAAATAACCAATTCTTCTTTGTTATCTTATCAAACATTAGCCAAGCTCTGCATAAACTTTAACAGCGCCGTTCTCTAATGTTTCGTATCTACCTTTTAGTTTTAACTCTTTGCCAACTTTATGACTAATTCCATCATCATTTATGTCAGAGCCGTCAGTATCTTTACCGAAACGACCACCATTAAATACTAAAGCACTTTCAAAGTTACCTTTTTTATCGTCAATTGTTATTGAGTCTTTTAATTGTACACCTATGCTAGTCAATCTTGCTTCTAATTGAGAAAGAGCAGCCTCAGGTTGTATGTACTCCTTATCAGCAATAGAGCTAACAAAAGCATTTACTCTTTGTAAGATTGCAGGTTCATGTATATTGTGAGCACCCATTGATCCATCTTCTACTGAAGATTGATGAGGTGTTCCAACGCCCATAGTTCCGCCTTCTTTTATGTGTTGTTTAAATGTTTTCATTTTTCTCCTCGTTTTACTTCGTCTTTTAATTTTTTAAAAGTCTTGCCTCCACACAGGTCTTCTTCAGCGTCTTGTACTTCCGCTTCTTTTAACTTATCAAACTGACCCTCATGTGGTGTATTGTCAGCAAGATCATCTATAAAGCTATCCCTATCTTCTTTCATTTATCATTCTCATTCAATAGTTGAGCCTCTTCTTTAGGCTTTATATCTAAAGCAGGTTTGTCAACTGAGCCATATTCAGGTGCTGTAGGTGGTTCTGTTTTGCCATACTGATCGTCATATTGTATTAGTTTTTCAACTTGTTGTAAGGCACCATGAACAGCACTTAAATTTGCTTTCATTCCTGCTAAATCTTTTTCAATAGTTTTTATTCTATTGTTCAATTCATTGAACGTTTTTTGAAGTACAAATTTCTCCTTCAATAGCGTCTGCGAGCTTATACCCATAATATTCTCCTAATATATTATGCAACTACGAAACCGTGTCCGCCGATTACATTCCAGTTTGAATTTTTAAATATACATACAACTGTTTCACCTTGAGCATTTAAAGTAATAGTAGTACCACCACGTAAGTTAGTAGGTGTAATTACTACATTGTTTGTTCCTGATGTTGATGTGTTGATAAAAATCTTTAATTGTCCATCAGAACCATCTGCTAATGAAATAGCACCAGTTGCTGCTGTTGCGTTTATTTCAGTCACAGCAGTTGTTACGTTTGCAACCTGTGATGAAGCGTCAGCAGTTATTGCTTGTGAAGTTTGTGCTAAACCTAACCAAGAAGGTATATTGTTAAACACATTCTCTGCTGATATTTTTTTATTGATTGGTGTCCCTGCTGGGTCATCCACTACGTGAAACAAGTCAGCCGTAGCCAACGAGTCACCTAAATCGGTCAATGCCGTTATCTTTTTGTCTGCCATTTTTTTCTCCTGTTAACCCTTTCGGGGATGCTACTCTAGGTAATTGCCTAGATCAATTTGTTCATATAGTATATATAAGGGCACTTTGAGCGCCCTTATACATTTAATTTATTAACCTAGTACAACACCAGTTAAAACAAGTGATGATGTTCCACTTGATGAACCAGTTTTAGTTTCTAAAGTCTTTGTTGTAGAACCAGTACGATTGATCGCTGTTCCCCAAATTGCACTTGAGCCATCTGCACCTGCTCCCGCTGAACCACCTGCGTGATCGGCGTCTGCTGAAGGTACTGTTGTTCCGTTACCGTCAACCATTGCTGATGTTCCGTCTGTTGCCATAGCCGCTGTTGCGTCTGCAATTGCGATATAACCTCCAGCAACTCCTGCTGATGGTATTCTTCCTCTGAATACGATTCTGTTCGTACCTGAACCAGAGTGATATTGCATTTTCATGTCTGCGTCTTTAGCCATATCAGTTGGACCTAATACGTGCATTGATGTATGTACTTTGTTTGATATTGTGTTGTTTGCTGTAGCTGCAGCTGATGTAACTGTAACATTTTCATCATAAGTAAATACAATGTCAAAGTCAGCAGTACCATCGTGTGCATATGTACCACTTGTCCAGTCAACAGATAATACGTTTGCCGCACCTAAAGTAGCAGATAGACCTCTTAATGCAACCAATAATTCTGGTTGTGCATTTGGGTTATCATTACCACTAGATATTGTTCCAGCCTTAAGCTCCCAGCCTCTTGTAGTAGCGATACAATCTTCTTTTTTACCGCCAGCACCATCTGCGTTATCGCCGCCTAAATATTTAGGACGACTTTCAGCATTGGTGAATTTTCCCCACATTCCCATATCTTCTCTCCTTTAATTCTTTTAATTAATTAATTATTGTTATATAACTATACTATTTATAAGATTAAAAGCCTAGTCTTTTGAGTTGGGCGATAGTTTTTGATGTGTTTGTGTGATGTATGCCAGTACCACCAGCATTGATAAACTCTTTTATATTCTTTTCGTAATCGTCAATAAGAATAGACGGATTACCTTTTCTAGCAAAGAGTTTCTTTTCTTTTCTTCTTACAAGGTTTATCTTTGATCTATTAGATATACCTGCATTTTTACTTAACCATTTAGTCTTACCAGGTATACAGTTGGGGTCATAAGACTCTTCTACGTATGCTGATAATATATGAGGATCAAATTTTGATATGTAAGACCATAGTTGTCTGCCACCAGGCATCCAAGGTAGTGTTGACCAGAAGTCTTTTTTTGCTTTGATGAGTGACCACTTCTCTCTACTTGACGGTATATTCATCCATTTATTGATTGACATACCTGTAGTTTTCTGAGCGCCTGTTTTAAAGTCTGCCAGAACGCCATCCATATCGCAATATATGATAGGTTTACTCATAGTGTTTCCTTATACTATTATACTATCATATAATAGTGCTTTTGTCAATTGACAAAATGTCGCAACTAGATAGGTTTTGCTGATGGTTCAAGGTCTATAACTGCAGCCTTTTGACCTGTATCTGTCTTGCCATTGTTTCCAAGTCTAACTAGTTTAGTTTCTTGTCTTAACTTGTCAAATGGTTTCTTTTGATCCGTCTTCTTCATAGCAGCGTCTTTTTTATCTTGGTTTGTTTTCTCACCATGATCGTCCTGACTTACTGCTTCACTTTTAGGTACACAATTAGGGACACGTTTGCCGCCCTTCATTTTGTAACCAACTTGTTTGTGTGAATCCCAACATTCATTAGAAGGTAAACCACAAGGTTCAACTTCTTCACTTGTTGCTTTAGAGATTGCTTTTCTTCTCTTATGTAAAAACTTATCAGATGAATCTACATCGCCATCGTTGTCAATGTCTTTGTCTTTTCTATCGTCAAATTTTTTCTTAGCTGCGTCTTTGTTAACTGGATCTAATTTACTTTCAACAATTTTACTTGCTAAGTCTTCTAGTGATCCTTTTTTACTTTCAAAGTATTTCTTTTCTACTGCTAATTTTACGTCTGATACTGGTTTTGAAATAGAAGCTTGTTCAGAAGCAATTGTATTAATCTTATCCTCTAAGCTATCTTTTCTTGTATCAAAATATTTTTTGTTCATTACTTTTTGCTCCTTACTTTTGCAGCTAAATCTTTATCTGCCTTGCCCCAAGTACCAGATGATTTAGTTACGAAACTGTTTACTCTTGCCATAGCCCATTGTTGTGGTGTAGTACCTGGTCTATGACCGCCTTTCCATGCAGCCATACCTCTATCATATACTTTCTTTAGAATAGAATAAGGCATACCTGTTTTTTCTGCTTTGTTTTTTACAGCAGTAATTGCTTCTATTAAAGCTTTTGCTGGGTGTATATTTTCTTTTTTCATTTTACCTCTTAACTGATCCATTTTCATTTGTATGGTCTCTATATCGTTTTTAGTTATAGCCATAGGTGTCTTGTCTTTAGGTTCACCTGGGTCTAAATCTTTTAATTTAGTTTGTAACGCCATTTGACGTGTTCTCAATTTCGCCATATTCTCAGCGTCTTTAGAGGCGTCTTCTTTTTTTAGTATAGACTTTGCAATCTCATGGCCTTTTTCTATAGTTTTCTTTTCTAATGGTTTCTCATCATTATATTTTTTCTTTGCAACTGACATGCCTATTGCATAAGCGTCATCTTTGTCTTCTACTAATTTTGAAATATGAGGTATGTTTGCCTGTCTGATTGCCAATTGTGTAGGTATATCTAATCGTTTAATCATTGCCTTAACAGCAGGTGTAACGTCTGAAGCTTTCTTACCTTGCCAAGTCTTCTTTATATTCTGAATTTGTTGAGGTGTCATTTTACTTCTTAAATAATCACCTACATCTTCTTTTTGCATTCCTTTTATATCAGGACTGTTGTCAGATTTAAACTTGATGTTACCTCTTAATGTATCTTGTGTTACAGATACCTCTTTGTTACCTTGTGATCTGTATTCTTTTGCTTTGTTGTCAGCAGAGTCTTTTGTTTTAAAAGGTGACGCATATCTTTTGCCATCTTTACCTCTCCATCTAACAACATAAACAGTTGTAAACTCGTTTAAAGATTCGTAATCCCAACCACTTCTATATCTTGTTACCATTTTTTACAACTCCAATATCTTGCTTTCCATTTAGGTCCTGGATTATCACAGTTATGTCTTGCTCTGAAGCTTTTTCTTCTTGCAGGATTATCTCTTTTGATTTCCATATTAGGATCACCAAATGATACTTTTACTATATTGTCGTTAGGTCCTTTTGTGTAAACATAAAACTTTTTAGAACCACCTCTAACAGGTTTGTTCAAAGTAACTTTCTTACCTTGATGTTCTGCTTCTGTAATTTGTGATGGGAAGATTCCCCACTCGTCTGCTTCTTCTTTCATAAAGTCTTTAAACGTTAACTTAAAGCCTTCAGTAGCACCTAAATCTTTTCTCATTTCTGCTTTAGATTTATTGTACTTTCTTTGAAATTCCTCTGGATCCAAACCGCCTTCTTCCTTAGATTTAAGGTCTATTGCGATCTCTTTCATTCTTCCTTCTTGCATATTACTATTGGTGTCAATCACTTTATTGAACATCTTATTGTATGTTTCTTCAATTTTAGATTGCCACTCTTCCCCATATCTTTCCTTATATTTATTAATAGTTTCTTCTTTACTTGCCCATTCTTCTATATCTTTTAGCTCAACTTTTTTATTGTCTTTCATGCTTATGTCCTTTTCTGCGTTGACATTAATTAAATTATCACTATGTTTACTTGGACTATAAGAACCGCCTTGATACTTAGGATTGTAGTGTTTTTCCCCTGGTGTTATTGAAGATGTATATTTAGCATAGTCATGTCCTATTTCGTATGACTCTGGTATGCCATCAGTATTAAATTCTTGTCCTCTATGTTGAGGTTCTTTTTCTGATTTTGTCTTCAATTCTCCATACATTTGTTTGAAACGTTTTGTATGTTTACTAGGTTTTGTTTTTGCTACTTTGTCAGCAGGTGATTGTTTATAAGCAGACTTGTCACTATCTGATTTCTTCCCTTGTTTTTCAAGGTGTTTATCGTGTGCCTTTTTCTCTTTGTCTGATAAACCTGCAACATATTTTTTAGGTTGATCTGTTTCTTTATCATACGCTAATTTTCTTTTTTCTTTTAAGTTCATTGATCGTTCCTCTAATTTAACTGAATAGACAGGAGTTTCCATAATATTATATAACCAACATTTGTGTAGGCTCAACTCCTCGTCTTCCAAGGTAACATAGTTTGTTCCTCTTCTTACAATGACACCAGTTACATTACTCTCCATATCGTCAACTATATCTCCTACATCATATAAATGCTCTGAAATATATTTGTCCCTTAATGTCATCTTATCTAACTCCTCTTTTGTTGAGGCAGTTATAAATGGTTTAAATCTAAATGCACTATCAGCGTCAAACGAAGCCGCTAACATCATTCCTTTTCTTACATTTCTAAATAAGTCTTGTGCATTTTTTGAGTTAGCAAAACCAGACGGCAGTCCTTTTTTGAAACTTGCAAAGTCTTTTGATTTTGCAGCCGCTCTCATTTTACTAGCACTCATTCCCGTAGCACCTTCAGCGTCAGGATCTCTTTCTCCTGCTGAAGCTACAGATATACTATCAAAGTCATATAGACCATGACGGCTCTTAACGCCGTTATATTTTTTTAAGATAGTATCAAATTCTCTTACTCTATCACTACCTGCAACCATCGTTATGTTTGAGTAACCTCTTTTATATAAATCAGTTACAATATCCAATATCATGTTTGATGGATTAAGTAGTATGTTTCTGCTATGTCTAGGAAACATTTGTTTCATTGTTGCTAACTTAACTCTAGCATTCAATGGGTTTTTAGATGTGTCTTCAGATTTACTTAAATAAATTCTGTAATCATCTGTTCTTTGTTGTGCCACTTTGTTAATAAGTTTTTCGTGTCCTATTGTAGGTGGGTTAAATCGGCCAAAGGTAAATGCTATTGATCTACCCTTGGCCTCTTTTATTTTAGATAACGATTTTAGTTCGGCAGGTGTAATCTTGCCATCTTCCATAATCTCTTTCAACTTTTTGAAAAATTTGAGATAATGATACTTTTCTAACATCTTATAAATCACATTCTTCGGAAGTCGGTTTTTCACACCAAACTTTCTAATCTCGTCTGGTGACATATCTTTACTAAAAGCGTCCTTTCGGTCGTTAATAGTTTTGTCGCCAATATCAATTAGAGTGTTAATAGAATCTTTAATCTCATCTAGCTTTTTAGAAACTAAAGTTGACAAGTTATCAATATCGGAGCTTGTCAGGTCTTTTAGTTCCTCATAATCAATCATATCCCTTACGAGTTCACCTTTAACAACATCTATTTCAGAAACACGCTTCTGAAAATCCGTAACGTATTTTTCAGGTTCAAAGGTACCAGGTTCTGGTTTTTTGATCCACTTGTTAGTGTCTATATCAAAAGTACCATCAGCCATGTCCCTTGCCTTATTAAATGTTACAGGATCTATTATGGAGAAGTAGTTGATAGGATGCTCTGTGCCTGGTATATTTTTACCATTTATCTGTCCTTGATATTCTCTTATCTCATCATGTACCTTTTCTTGTTCTGCTTTTGAACCAGGTATATCAAATAAGATATTAACATCTAGGTCGGCGTCAGCCCTATATTGTTTTGTAAGTATTGAACCTATCAAGGTATACTTAACTACTTTACCAAATTTTTCAAATGTCTTTATACCATCAAGCACCATTTTCTTAACTGATGGTTTTAATTCTGGATTAGGTGTATCTGCTTTTGTAAATACGCCTGGTGCATATGTCTTTCTAGGTATGTCTATGATACTCTCACTAAAAGACTTTCTGTTTAAATTAATTTTAGGATAAATTTCTTGTGCCATCTTAACACTTGCCTTGTGATCTGAAGGATAATGCCAACCTGCATATACTCTTCCCATACCACATTCATCAGCAGCGTCAATCAAGCCTTCTCTATGTTCAGGATACTTTTCTGCATAGTATTCACCAATCAATCTACTTTGTAAACTGTGACCACTAGGGTATGCTGGTGTCTTCATACTATCACTAACAAGTGGCATGCTATTAAAATCTAATTTCATTGAGTCTGCAAGGTGATATGGTCTTGCTCTCTCAAACTTGTTCTTAAATTTTCTAGCGATAGCCGCACCTGTTTCAGCAATCTTATCTGTATTAGTTTTATCTATATCTAAATTGTTTTCTTTTAGATATTTTTCTATTGCATATTCTGATTTAGGGTCGTGGTTTTTTACTGATTGTTCAATCGCTTCATTTCTTTGTTTGAACATACCTTGCATTGCTGTCATCTCAGCCTTTGTTGCTTTAGATGTATTAGTGCTAGGTTTAGAACAAGTCAACTCGTCTATGTTGCCTGTGTAATTCTTAATAGGTTTTTCTTCTACCTTTGCGTGTCTTAAATTTTCTATATCTGTAAAATCTTTAAACTTCATCTTTTACGAGCCTCTAATTCTTTTTTCATCCATTGTTTGGCCTTATAATTTTGTACTGGTGATGTAACATATCTTCGTACTAATTTGCCAATTCTGTTCATTGTAAGAGTGACTAACTCTAAATCAGATTTATTATTATCTACAATAATAAACTTACTCATACCAAATAGTCTTTGAAACTTACCAATATTGTTTTGTACACCTTCCCAACTAGACTTTGTAATATACTGTGGGATAGTTCTTTCACGTCTGGCGTTTCTTGCCAATGCGACTTCTAAACTTGTATTAACAAATACCATATAACTATCATAACCAAGTTGTTGTAACATGTTATGGTTTCTAGCAATTACATCATAATCTCTACCTGTACTATCAATTACTAAACCAAGTCTGCCTTGTACATATTTATCTAATTGTGAAATAGCAGTTTGTTTTGCACGGTTTCTAATTATGTTTCTAAAGTATTCTTCTTCATCTGGCATATTTAAAGATAGATTTGCTTTCTTTAAGTTTCTTTCAAATGTAGTATCTGAATTTACTACTTTTAAACCTGTACCTGCAAATGCTGATTGAGTTACAAAGGTTTTACCAGAACCAGGACCACCTGCTAGAAAGAACGCTTTGAATATACCTGGGTCATAAACGCCTTCAGATAAATGTTGTATAAAACTATTGACCGCCATTTTCTATCCTTCTTATAATTTCTTTTGCTGTTTCTTCAGGTGTACCGCCCTCAGCACTTACACTAATAAAGTTATCTTTTTTTCTAAAGTATTCTACAACAGGACCTGTTTCTTTTTTGTATAGTTCTATTCTGTTGTTTATAATCTCTTCCGTATCGTCTGCTCTGCCTCTTGCAAGTAATCTACGTAATACTTCTTCTCTACTTACATCTAAAAATACTGCATAATCATAACCTATTTCATTCTTCTCCATGTCTTCAACTTGTTGCATATATCTAGGCCAACCATCTAATACATAACCTTTTGGTGATTGCTCTACTTTGTCCTTAATTAACTCTAATACTATTTCATTAGGAACAAACTCACCTCTATCAATAATACTTTTTGCAATCTTACCTATTTCTGATCCTTTTTCTACTTCTTTTCTTAACATTCCACCTGGGTAAATGTGAGTAATATCATATTCTTTAACAAGGTATTCTGTATATGTTGATTTACCTGAACCAGGTCCACCTAACATAATAATTCTTTTACGACCCATTGCCTCAAATATAAAATCTCTAAAACTTTTCATCCTTTTATCCAGTTCTTAGCAAGTGTAAAGTTAGCAGTACTAAACTCTAATCTATCTACTAGTTTTACTGCGTTGCCCATTCTATCTACAGCAACGTAACCTTCAGGATTAGTTACTACAAAACCATTACCTTTTTGTAGAAACGTTCCCATTGATTTAATTTGATTCATTTTACTAACTAAAAAGTTCTTTACTCTTTGTAAAGTTATGTAACTAGCAATTGCAAAGTAAATATCATTTTCATTGCTATCAATAAATCTTAAACCATCGTTTCTTATTTGTTCGTATTTCTTTTTAGCATTAGCAGTTTTTTTCTTTGACGCTTCGTCATCTAATACTTTAGCGTAATATGTTCTAAATTCTGATTGTAATTTTCTGACATTCTGTATAGATTGTCCTGCTCTTATTTGTGTATTGA